CATTAGTAAGTGGTTTTTCCTCTCTATCGGTAACCGGATAGTTTGCTACTTTAGTAGAGATCTCATGGTTGAATATGTCCTAGGACTGCTCGAGATCACCCAACACTATGTTTTTCCCAATGCCTAGGGAAATACAGTCTTCAACATAGGTCCATTCGACCTTGTGATTGGAGCAATCTGATGAGAATTCATAAGGACCTGAAGATCAGTAACTTAATGCTTCCACTAATGTAAACATCCCGCCTTCCATGTGACGATAGTCAACCTGTAAAGGGTATTGGTTTGTGGTATATTGGTGTGGGGAGCCAAGGAAGGAGTATCCCAGTTAGTGGGGTGTTTAGTTGCTGATTTAGGGGATCTCTCTGCATGAGAGTGTTCAGAAATGACTAGAATTGAGGAAGAGAGTAAAGGTGGTAATTAATTAAACGCGATTGTTGGACGCGTGCCAACACTCCTTAGTTGGTGGGTTCCTTGGCCGGAACTTATGGACGGGAGAGATTACCAAAACCCCATCGTTTACTGCTTGTACCGTGGGTAACTCAAATCCGAAGCTAGTATCAGCTGTACACCACTCATGTAGAGTTCCAGAATTCGAGGCTTGTTGCAAGAATCATGAGCTAATTTGTACTTAGTTGGGGGCTCAGGCATTCCACTTCTATACAATGACCAAAACTAAAAATAAAAGCGCGAATAACAAGCAAACAAAACCAAAGCCAAGCCAGGTTCCGAGAGAGGTATCAACCAATCCGGAACTTTTAGCCCCATCAATAATGGAGGGAAAATCACCCAGCGAAATACAAGAAGACATTGACGATACACTTTATGAGAATGAAGACAATTGTCCTCCTTGTTTTATGGGTGAGGATTATTATGTGAACGAATTGTTCGGACTCCGGTCAGGAACTAATGGATTACGTAATACCTTCTTAGTGGCCAATTTATGGGGATTTGAGACCCGAAAGGATCTCAAATACGAATTGAAAGGAGATTCAGTTGAAGTAGGTGGTAGGTTCTTTAATAACATGAACAGTGTTTATGTGAGAGACACCATCCCCTTACTTCGCGCAACACACAAAACTGTAGCCACTACAGATTGTGGATGTTTGCTACTTGTGCGAGGAGGCAACCAGGGAGATCTAGCCGGTCCCTTGGATATATCTAAAGGATCATATGTGTATAGCAAAGTTTTAGCTATAGCCAATTCTTTAGCCCTCGTAGGTAGCAAGAAAGGTATGGACATACCGTGGTTGGAGAGTCAACTCAGACTTCGTCTGAGTCGAGTCTATCCTTCCTGTCCCGAAGTTGATGAAGTTATCCTAAGGATAGTGACATCAACTGATTTTACCAATTTGAGAGCCACTCACCTTCATAACATTATTAAGATGAGAACTCATGCTGTGGAAAATCAAAAACTGGAGCTTTTAGCCAATGGATATCAAGTCCATCCGACTTATAGGAGAGCTTTATTGTTAGTGTTGTGGGCAACACTAGCGGTATTCTATCCTTTGCATACAGTTAGCTTCTGGGCTGCCGCGGTATGGTTATGTATGTACTACTATGAACAACAGTGTTTTGACAATTTGGACAGACCGGTATTTCGGTTTGCCAACTTGATCAGAGCCCGACGAGCTTGTCGTGGTAAAGTAGATACAGAACTCCAGGAAGGAGTTAAATTGGAGTATGAGATTCCTGAACATTGTAACTGTCAATATGTACAAATATATGGTGCAGTTATACCCGGTTCTGATTTCATTATTCCTAACAAGTGTACATGTAATCTTGTAGCAGCACTGAAAATACGATATTTCTTCAAACGTACGTTTGATCAAACTACCATACGTAGATTTCAGAAATATGCTAAAAAATTCATGTACAATGAGATTGGAGAGTTTACACCTCCAGTCTACAACATTGAAGAATGGGGCAAAAACCGTTACTCTCTCAAGAGAGTTTTAGAATTGAAGGCAGCATCTCTTAGAGACTTGTCTACAATTCTATTGGAAACGAAACCATTTGTCAAAGACGAAGCCTATGTGGGCAAAAACATTTATGATTTCAAACCTCGATTAATTCAAGGAAGACATGATGAAGTGTTAGCCCGTCTAGGACCGATGTTCTATGGAGTATCAAAACACTTTACCAAAATATTCAATCACAACACCAAATACTACTATACTAATGGAGCTGATGCCTATCAAATGGGCACCTTCGTTCGTAATTTGTACACACAAGGTTATGTTTTTGAAATGGATGTAAGCAATTGGGATGGATCTATGGGCAACTATGTGTTGCGTTTAGAGCAATTCTTTGTGCGGACGTTCTTAAATATGGAAGGGTGCAATGAATATGTCTCAGCTGAAGATATTTCTTTCTTTGTGAGACATTGGATCAAGGTGTCGGGTAGGAAGCGGACCAATGATGGGTTTGTGTTCTACTCTAGTGATTATGGAAGACGGTCAGGAGACTGCTGGACTTCTAGTTTCAACACCTTGTTCAATTTCCTTTTTGCTGGCTTTGTAGCAGAGGAATTAAACACTACTCTAGTGGGAATCATGGCTTTAGGAGACGATAATGTTGCAGCTTTTGCTGACAATGTTCCTGTTGAAGACATTATAAGCGTCTATGAGAAATTGGGAATGAAGGTTACTTGTAAGCAACCTCCATTGGAAGAACTTGAATATTGTTCTGGGAGATTCACTAACTTAGATGGACCCTTGAAATGGGGTGTCAAAGCTGGGAAAGTCCTAACAAAATTCGGATTCAATTACAATGGCCACCACGTCAAATTACACAAACCCTTATTATACGGAACTGCTCACAGTTTGTTACCTATAGCTGGTCATGTGCCAGTTTTGGGAGCTATATGTCGAGCGATCTGTGATGATGCCTCTCAAAGGGGTGTCAAAAAGAGGGTGGATACTTCCAACCCATATAAACCAATGTCCTCCACAGTGGATTACCCATCCGCCGCAGCATATATTCAATTTGCGCAAATATATGATGTTAATGTGGAAGATATACACGAACTTGAAGAACGAATTGAAAACACTATGAACTTGGAATCATTTCCTTGTGAATTAGTAGATCCAATCTTCCTCAAGATGGCTAGAGTCGATGGTAAGGTGTCAACCAACACTTCTTTTGAAAGTGAACTTACCAAAACAGCTCCGACTTACGACCTAGCCCCTATCTCCCCGGCTTTAGAGGAACTCTCTAGAACTTTGATGAAACACATACCTTATATGGGTGGTGTGTTAGCCTACAGTTTTATAGGATTCCTTGAGGTATTGATGTTGTATCAAGCAACAGGTATGTTTTTCTATGAGAATTTAGTTCTACACGCCTTGTTTGCTTACATCAACCTCGAATTCGGCCTTGTGTATGCAATCTTATTACACTACTTTGTGAACGTCGTTCGGACAGGTGGACAAACCAACCTAATACTTACAATGACCAAATCCAAAAATAAGAGAACAACAAGCAACAAACAAGCCAACATGGGTCGCCTGGACCCTTTTATCATCGCCAATCTGGATCCCACTTCCAATTTGAGTAGTGGAGCCAAGATGCCCGATGATGCAACAATTCCCTCTGTTTCTATGAAACTAGTGCAGAATATGGAATTAACAGTAGATGCCAATGGTTACGCTATGGCAATACTTCGGTGTGACGGTGAAAACTGGATGTGCACACCCGATTCAATATCGGCAGCAGGAGTGCCGACGTGGTATAATGTCTCTTTGACAGGACTCACCACGTCATTCTCTCAAGCGCCTACATCAGCTGAATTTCCTATTTATAGGGCAGTGGCTGGAGGTGTGAAGTTGTCGTACGAATCAAAATATGACGATGTTGCAGGGCAATTGATCGTGGGCTATGGGGCTGATATTTTGTCAGCCACCTCCGACCTCGGTTATTCATATTGGCCTAACTCCAGAAATGAAGTACAACACATGTCAGAAACCCATTTTCTCACTATGAAACAACTAGCTGATGAACCTCATGTCTTACGACATAAAATGGTCAGCGATTATCACCCTTACAGGGTGTGGGGAGGGGATTTGACTAACACTACAAGTTCTAACCGTGGCATGAATGCCGCAGACGGTTGGGCTTTTATGATCGTCTACATTGAAGGGGGGACTCCTTCAGCCTTGATAAACCTAGAAGTCGTGGTACATGTCGAGTGTCTGTCTAATTCTTCGGACCCCTCTTTTCTCAAACCTACTAAAGCAGCAGTTGAAAATCCAGCCGCATTGGCACTCGTGAAATCTTTTCATCGAACCAATCGACCTACTGCTCAGAGTAAATTACCAGCCGCTAACCGTGGAGAGTTTAAATCGACTTTGAAAACTCTAGGGAAAACCGGTTTAGGCCTCGGGCGAGATTTTGTCGTCACCGGTGCCAAACAACTTTTCAATTCTGCTCTTCCTTATTTGGAAGAGTATGGATTGGGACTGTTGGCGGGTCTCCTTTAAGGAGACAAGCCGTCTAGTGTTCATTTATTGCTACGAATTCCTGTAGTACTTATCTGAATTTTGGACGTTTAAACTAACATCAATTATAG